GTATCGTAATCTACTTTTCTACTATCTATCAATTCCCACTGGTTTAAATCAATTTCTTCTCCAAATTCATCTAAATTAATTTCGTCTAAATGAGAACTCATTTTTACGCCAGTTTCTTCTTCTTTTGTTTCTGCGTTCATTCCCGTAGTGTCAACAAATTCTAACGGCTGTATCGTCTTAAAATAAAGTTTTAATGATATACTATTAATGGCTAAAATTTCATCTAATGCGTTGGTTATTTCGAGTTGATAAGGTTTTATAACTATATTGTCAAACAATAGCGTAGCAGTCTTAATCTCATCAGCATTATTACCTAAACCGCCACCACTTTCACGTATTCCTAATAACATTGGTGAAGTAACTCTATGCCCTACAATTAATTTTTCAAAACATTCTTTTGATAAATATTCGTAGTGTGCTGGAGCATCATTTAAAGGTAGATCTTCGACCGTTGTTTTGCTTTCAGCGTTAGCGTTAAAAGCAATAATCACTTTTTCACCTCTTGCTCCTGTTAATTTTGAAAGAGTATCACGTTTTATTTTCTCCCGCATTTCTGCAGTAGGCACACCGTTATTAAAGTTAATTACTTTTGTGCCACTAAAGCCATTTTGACAATCATTAATTTGATAATCTGCTATGTTTTCTTCTAATAAAGCATAAGGTAATGAACCACTGTAATCAATAGGACTGTAATAATCAAATCCACTTACATAAGGTTTTATAATATATATTTCCACCTCGTTTCCATTTCCAAAACCAAACGCTGGAATAGGTTTAGGTAATTCAGATGGTTTTTTTTCTTTCCAATTATGGTGATAATACCAAGTTTCAATTTGTCCTTTATCATTGCATTTCCCTGCTCTTAAAGTTTGCATAGGAAAATGAAGCACTTGTTTAACTTGTTTTTTTTCCATTACAATTTGCATCGCAGCCATTCCTAAAAGTTTGCGCTCTAATGCTACTTTTTTAATATCTGAATCCTTAACAATAGACTTAAATTGTGCAAATTCGTTTGGTTTACGATTAGAATCCAAAGCGTCTAATCCTTTGCCATAAATCATATTAGAAATACCCGTAATAATAGCGCCGTTTGTAGCAGAATATAAATACCTATCTATTAAGTATTGAAAGTAATTATTGTCACTTCCATACTCGATGTATTCGTTTCTCTTATTCTCTTGTATTACAGGACTTGTATAAGCCGATAAATTAACTATTGATATATCACTCATATATTTTAAATTCGTTTGTTGTAGCGTTTGCTACATATTGATTTTTATTAACAGTATAATCGTCCTTATTTTGATTGGTACAAAATATTTTGTCTCTATACACTAAAGAATTTTCATCGCTAAATGTTGACATATCAGCAGTTAAAATATCACTATCAACTTTAACAGTATTATTATCAGCCGTGAAAGGCAAAGCACTATTTATAACCGTTAAATTGTAAAAAGTATTTTCTTTTAAATCTAAAACTAAATCACATTTCAAATAATAACCATCAGTTGTAAAAGTAGGATTATATGTTGTTGAAACATTTGTAGTTTCATTTCTTAAAACAAGAATATCAGCCGAGTAGATCCTCGGTATAAATTTTATGGTTTGCACCCCACCTTGCTCTTTTAAAATTATCATAATATTTTTTTATAATAATAATTTAAAAGTAAAATTGTTTTAAAAACAAAAAAGGCGCACTATTAAAGTACGCCTTTTTAAAAATAACAAACAAAAAATTAACCAGTAATAACATTTAAAACAGTATCACGAGTTTCAAGAAAGTTAGCAGGTTTTAATTCCATACCTTGAAATTCTAATGAATAGCCAGATAGGTCACCCATAGCAGCACCAGTAGTAATGTTTGAAGTTACTAAATCCATTCCCTTAGTCAATCCAGCCATAAAATAGTTATTATTTCTGTCTTGAACTACTATAATAGGGCGACCGTAGGCTAATAATTTTAATTGCTTATGGTCTGCAATAGTTAACTTTTTTAAATTTAAAGTTAGTTTTTGCTCTACAAATGTACTTCCATTTTCTCTTGAACTTGTAACCGTTTGTTCAAATGTGGATGTTCCTTTCAATTCGTATTTATAGGCATCTACTTGACTTTCGTTTAAAACATAATGTATCATATCCGAATCATTCCCACTACCATAAGTAATAGGCTCTAAACTTTGATAGTTTATAAAATAAACAGCAGCCAAGCCGCCCAGACTGTCCTTGCATTGTTCGATTCTTCCGAGGCTAATATCACACGCCATAGTTATATATTTTTAAGATTAATTAAGAACCTGCAACGATAGAAGCTAATACAGCAGTAGTTAATGTACCTGCAGTAGGAACAATAAAGTTAGCTGGTTTAGGTTCCATACCTTGAAACTCTAAGTTATAAGATGAAGCATCACCCATTGCAGCACCAGTAGTGATTGCAGCAGTTGTCAAATCCATTCCCAACGTTAAACCTGCCATAAACCAATTCCCGTTATTGTCCTCTATAATGATTTGAGGTCTACCATAAGCTAAAAGTTTAATTTGTTTGTGATCAGCAATAGACAATTTTTTTAAATTTAAAGTCAATTTTTGTTCAACAAATGTAGTACCGTTGTCTCTTGAACTTGTCAAAGTTTGTTCAAAAGATGAAGTACCTTTCAATTCATATTTATAACCTACTGGAGTTCCCCCTAATGCAGTTATAACATCTTCTTGTCCAGCAGTTGCAGAATAAGTTACAGTTGTAGCATCACCCCAATTAATGAAGTAAACCGCTTTTAAACCCCCTACACTGTCTTTACATTGTTCTATTCTTCCTAATGATATATCGCAAGGCATATTTTTATATATTTTAAAGTTAATAAAAAAGGGTAGGTACTATTACCTACCCTTTAAATTTAGTATTCTGCTATAATTATGCAGTTGGAGTGTAAAGTACGATTTCAGAACCTACACCGTATTGAACAGCTGCAGTAAAACGCATTACAACTCTAACGTTTTCAGAACCGTCGATGTCAGCCATATCTATAACTTTAACTTCGTTTCCGTCAGCCAATAAACCTGTACCAAAATATAAGTTAGATTTTTGAGCAGCAATCATAAAGTCATTTGTCATTCCATTACAAACAAAGATTTTAACACCATCAAAAGATAAAGAACCATTGTTGAACCATTGTGTACCTTGAGCGTTTGTACCGTTAGCACCTAATCCACTTGCTCCAAATCCACCCAAAGCACGTACATAATCACGCGCTACAGATTGAGAAACATAAAGATATAAATCTTCTTTACCATAAAGAGCAGCAGGAATAGCATCAACAACTTTTCCAAGTTCTCCGATAACATTTGCAGCAGTAACACCTCCAGAAACACCAGCTACATCAATAACAGTTGCATCAGCAGTTGCAAGCACTTGAAAACCATCAAATTCTCCAGCATTAGCGTTTACACCTCTCCAAATGTTTTGCTCTGTTTTTTCAGCTACTTTTGCAACAACGTGAGATAAAAGGAAATCAGCGAAAGCGGGTGGCAAATTATCAAATCCAGAATAACCCATTTGTACAGCTTCCCAATCAGATTTAAAATCTTTTTTACAAAGTTGTAGGTTAACTTGAAATTCCTCTGGTGTGATAATTCTTTCAGTTAATGTAACTGTAGAAGTAGCATCAAAATCACAAGTTGCATTTTTAACGATAGCATCGGTTGCAATTCTTTTGATAACTTCTTTAAATTTAATGTTTGGTTTAACTTCGATACCACCATTGGCGATAGTTGAACCTGATAATAACGCAGCAGAAATATATTTTCCTGCAAATTCTCCAGCATAAGTAGTAGTGATACTTGTTGTAGTTGCCATAGTTTAGTTTTTTTTTAGTTAAAAAGTTTTGCCATAACAATATCTTGAGTTGTTAATTGGCGATTAGGTGAAAATTTATTTAATTTGATTTGTGGCTTAATTTCTGGCGAGTGTGTTAATGGTTCAACAACAACATCAGATTTTAATTCTTGTTTTGCTAATTTCAATTCAGCAATTTCTGTTCTTAGTTTTTCAATTTCAGCAAAGAACATTTCTTTTGAAACTGATTCAACAATTCTTTTAGGAGTAGCTACCGCTTCAGCTTGTGCCTCAACTTCTACTTCTACTTCTGGCGCTTCTTCTTCTACTGCAACCTCTTTGATTTCAGCGATAATACCTTCTTCAACAACATAAAGCAAACGCCCATCTTCTAATTCGTAAGGCTCTTTTTCTTTATTGACTGGCAAAGGAATTCTATCCTCACCGTTTACAATAAAAACGTTGTTATCCATTTCAAAAGCATCAGCTTCTATAACAGTAACTCCATCTTTAAGTTTCATTTGAGCGAGTTTTACTTCCATACTCAAAAGAGATTTAATTTGATTTATTACATTCATATTTTTTAGTATTTTTTATATAAATTAATATTATTTATTTTTGTTATAAATTAGTTAATTAT